CGGGAGTTCTTTCTATTCTGGCTTTAGCCTTCTGAACTCAGCCTCAAAGTGTTCTAGGTCTTGCTTCTCTAGTTCTAGATGGATCCACATACCACCAGTGCCGGCAGACTCTGCGGCGGTCTTGTACTTGACCACGCCCTTCAAGCCCTCTCCTCTTGACGAACGATATCCAGCACCGTACTTGGTGCCAGGCATTTTGTAGAAGTGGACTTCTTGCACCTTTAAGGCTAGGGAGTTGGTGACAAAGAATGTCCAGATTGCCTCAAGCACTTTGATGTCTGAATGGCCAATGTCCATGGCGTAGCCAGTGGCGTGGGTTGAGAGGTTGGGCTTGTCCCTCATCGGTCGGTTCACATACGTGCCCAGGTTGGTCACTTTGTAACGCTTTGTACACAGATCAAGGCACAGTGATGTGATCGGCTGGGTGGTCTTGCCATCCCATGCTGGATAGTAACGGTAAGGGCGTGTCATGGTGCTGGCGGTTCTTTAGGTTCTTCTTTTTCAGGATGGCCTTTGAGGCCGTTCGCTGCCAATAGGCCGCCGAGCGCCCCACCAAGGGTGAGCGTCAAGGGGCTGAGGATCTTCCACGCCTCTGCGTCATTGGGTGCCTGTTCTAAAGGTTGCACTACAAACAGAAGGCCGTAGAGCAGGACAAAGATTGTGCCGGCGAAACTGAGTGAAAGGGTAATACCTACCATAAGTATTAGACGAGCCTTTATTTGGTCGCCAGTAAGTCGTGGTCTCATCTTTATGCGCATCTTCCCGTTCCGGTCGGGTTGGTGACTGTGCTAGTCAAGGCTTTGTTTTTGGTGCGTTCGCAGTTGGTACGGGTGCGATCTGAACAGGATGCCAGCGATGTCAAAAGAACTAATAGCGCTAGGGTCTTTCTCACACTGGGCCCATATCTTCAATACTGAATGTGTAACCAGCACCAGAAGTACCACGAATAGTGCCACTTCCACTACTCGTATCGCATCGGATTTTTCGGGTCACAGAACCTGCTGATGCCGTAAATAACCAAACTAATGAAACTTGCGCAAATCCATTTGCTACAGAGATGCTGTTGGCAATGGCTTGAATAATTGTGTTGGAACTATCGCACAAGTAAAAACCTGTAATAGCGTTTGCTGTCGTCTGCGAGAAATCGCAAGTAAAAGATGCCCTATATAGTCTGTTTGCTTCTGCCGTAAAGGTCAATGAAGTGCCAGTTACATCTGCAGTGGTAGTTGAAATTGAACTATTGGCTGTACTTATGTAGTACCCCATTACCCCACGAGGCCAGTTATTAGCCTGCTGAGCGGTCAGAACTTGACCACTGGAAAAGTTGGTGTTAGGCGATACTGCCATTTTGTGTCTCCTTTAGAAACTTAGAAGGTTGTTATTTAGGGTTCCGAAGATTGAGTCATTGAGGGTCAAATATTGGTTGCTGTCTGTGCTCTCAAAAGTATAAGAAATTAAGTGACTACCTGGGGTGATGTTATGACTAACGCCGGACACAATCAAAGTCTGAGACTCGGTGGATGGGGTGCCGGTCGTAAAGTTTTTAACCACTGTGGCCACACTGGTGAGGTCAAGATTCAGGGCAATGTTTTGATTAACGCCTGAAAGTGCAGCCATCTGAGTGCTGACATTGGTAAACCTGAGGACAGGATTCTTGTACTTGCCTAGTAGATAATTGCCCAATCCTGCTACCTCTGTTGTGGTGCTGTTCAGCAAGTTTGTGAGGTTAAGGCTTTGGGATTGGTATTGAGTGATACTTGTGCTGTCACTAGTAATTTGCTGAGTACCGGCAGGACTTTGGGTCACTATGTAGTTATAGAGCAATTCATCCCCGTAGGAATTGAGCAAAGTCTGGTAGGAAATTGACCCGGTGTAACTGAAGGTGGCACCAGCAATAGGGTTGAGAACACTAGACCTACCCTTAAAGGTTAGGGTGCCATCAGCAGAGATAAATAGATAACCCTGTTCTGAGGTGTTCACTAATTGTAGGTAGGTCAGCAGGTTGGTGCCGTCTGCAATGTTGAAGCCACTAGAGGTTGCAGAGGCACCCAACGTAGATGATCCTGTGCCAATGCTGCGAGCGCCTTGGTATGCCACTTCCGTGTAGTCCAGGACTGTGTTGATGCGAGCACTTGTAAGTTCTGAGGTAACTGTGTGGGCAATCAGTGTTGTGTTGGCTAACACGGTAAAAACATCAGAGCAGGTTGCATACATTCTGTCACCGTTGCTGGCTATGTCGTACTCTAGATTCCAGTCTGTGATTAACCCTGTGTAGATCGGTATTCCGTTGGCCAATATCTGAATAGGGCTGCGTGGCAAGACATATGGGTAATAGATGCTGGCTGTGTTTAGTGGGTCTAGGACACGGGTTGAGTTGTTGAATGAAACTGTGGCTGTGCCGGCGTTGAATTGGTCTAACTGGCGTGAACGCCCACGGGTAATGTTTATGGACTCCACAAGGCTGGTAAGATCGGCATAGCGTAAGCCGCCTAGTGTGCCGGTGTTTAACTTTCCATAGACAGCATCATTGAGTTGGAACGGTTGCCCGAATCCTGTGGTTGTCTCAAAACCTACAAGGACTTGAATAGTTGGTGCTGGCATCAGTAACCAAGACTCGTGGCTGGTGCAAAAACGGCACCTGACCTTCTCTGACTTTTAAGAATGGCCTGGATAATGTCCTGGCCAATTTGGTCTGGGGTACTCACAAGTGATGCCTGCACTGTGACGTTAATGCCGCCACCCATTCCCATACTGCCTATACGGTCAAGAGGGATGATGGCTTCAGGGCCAGCCTCGCCAGCAATGATAGATGTGGCACGAGTGACCACACCACCATCAGCCATTAAGGTGCCCATGCCAAAGTTGATGCCTGAAAGAATGCCCGACAAGTCAGCACCCGATATGTCAGGAATGCCACCTGGTGTAACAATACCCATGGTGTCTTGGATGCCTTTCAGGTATGCCTTAGCGGTATCTACTCCGGCTTGGTAATACTTTGCTGCTGACTTTGCAGCCATATCGGTTGCCAGTTGTGTCATGCTTGCCGTTAAGTCATTGGCTTTAAGAACGCCATCAGCAGATCCAAGGATCTCCTCAGCAATAGCAGTACCACCATCAACACCAGCCTGCAAGACCTGTGACAGGGCTGTCTCTGATAAGCCACCAGCAATAAGCCTGCTGACTAATTCGCCAAACTTTTTAGCCTTCTCTGCTTGCTTAGCAAGATTGTCAAAGAAAGTCATCGGCTTGGCTTGTGCAATCGCCACGTCATCAGTTGCCGCAGCCAATTCACGCTGGGATTCAGTGAGCGCATCTAGGTTGTCTTTGTCTTGAAACCCACTCCACTTGGCGTAGGCAGCATTCACTTTGAGTTGTGCCTCTGCTTGGGTGGCTAGTGCTTTCTTCAATTCATCAGCGTTGCCGGCGGCTTCTGATTGAGCATTACCAAAGTCAAAGCCAGCAGTGATGGCTTGCCCTACGCCCTTGCCAAAGGAATCAAAAGCACCCTGGGCATCTTGAAGTTTGGCTGTGGCATCATCTAGTTGGGCGTTCAGTTTGTCCTGCAACGCTTGGGCTGCTTCTTCTGTTTGGCGCTTGAACTCAGCAGCGGCGGCCTTGGCTTTGGCTAAAGCGGCAGCGTGTTTCTTGGCAGCAGCAGCAGCCTTATCTTTGGCAGAGTTTGATTTATCTGTTGCCTTTGTCTCATCTACTGTGGCAACGGTCAGTCCTTTAAGGTTCTTAGTGACGTTGCTAGTTGGTGAGTTAAGCCTCTTGAGATAGTCGGCTTGCTCTTTTACTTTGTCATTGACAAGGCCAATAGTTCTGAGCAGTGGCCCAAGGGCTGGGGTGTTCTTAGCCACAATGGCGATGCCAGCACCAAGACGGCCTAGCCATGTTTTGGTTGAGGACTCTGCGCCTTGGCTTTTGGTTGTGAGATCCACTAAGACTGTGGCGTAATTGCCCAAGGTTGGCAGCACCTTATTGCCAACAGTTTCCTCAAGTTCGCCCAAAGCAATCTTCAGCGTTGTGACTTGACCCTCAAAAGTTTGG